GCAGCCTCTCAGCCTGCTACCAACAATACGACTCACTAAATAAGTGACCCCCCAATTCACGCTATAATGCGTGGAGAAAGGAGCCCAAATGAAAAAAACTTTTGTAGTATTGCTGTGGGTAGTTGGCATATTTGCAGCAGTGCACTTTTCCGATAACTACACACAAATCGAAGAAAACATCATGGCAATTGCTAATTCGACTTTAGACTTTATTACCAAAGAAGAAGGCTTTCGTAATAAGGCCTATAAAGACTCAAAAGGTCTATTAACAATTGGCGTTGGACACCTCATCAAAACCGATGAAGAACACCTTCTTAATGAAACCCTGACAGATGAGCAGGTAAAAGAGCTTCTTAAAAGCGATTTAAAGTGGTGTAGTGAGGCCGTTGAGAGTTCGGTGAGGGTACCCCTTACCCAGAACCAATATGACGCCCTATACAGCCTATGCTTTAATATTGGCGAAACCAATTTCCGTAAATCTACTGTGGTCAAAAAGATTAACGAAAATGACCTCAAAGGAGCGGCTGATGCCATTCTGATGTGGAACAAACCAGCGGTGCTCCAAAAGCGCAGAGAGCGTGAAAGAGCCCTGTTTTTAAACCAAGCTTAGGGCGCAAAACGCCCTTTTTTTGCATTAGTATAAGTAGGACCTGATCAGTCCGCTATCCAATAACTCTAGAGGAATCAACAACATGGACGGTTTTAAAACACTACCAAAGATGCAAGCCTTCAAAGAAGGCGGTCACGCAAAAGCCAAAGCAATGTGCTGGGGCGGCTCATCATCTAAAAAGATGAAAGAAGGCGGAAAAGCTGACATCGAGCAAGACAAGAAAATGATTAAAAAGGCTTTCAAGCAACACGATAAAGCCGAGCACGATAAGTCTGAGCCAACTGAGATCAAACTCAAAAAAGGTGGCCGCAGCAAAAAAGCAACTGGTACTGTTAAGAAATTTAAAGCCGGTGGTGCAATTGGTGTTTATGGCGCTAAGAAAAAGTCTGGCGATTTAGACAGCATTGAAAAAGCAAAAGACATCAAGCCAAAGAAAGCTGCAGCCCCATCTAAAGCATCCACCAAGCCTGCTATGAAAGGCAGCGACATTGCTAAAGAAAAAAGCAAACCCGCTGGTACATCTAAAGCTAAGAAAGTAAGCGAAGGTCCTAAAATGGCTAACGCGGCTTCTGGCGCCAAAGAAACGCCAAACAAATACAAAAAGGGCGGCAAGATTAAAAAAATGTCTGAAGGCAAGTCTGTTGATAATGATGCCAAAACAGCTCAAGCCCCAATGAGTGATTACGAAAAGAATCGTCAATCAAACATTGACAAATTAGGCCCAGCACAAAAAGAAGAGTTTGCTAAGCAACAAGCTGAAGCTACTGCCAAGTATGGCACACCTGCTAAGAAAAAAGGTGGCAAGATTAAAAAGATGGCTGACGGTGGTTTAACTGCAGACCAGCAATCATGGATGGGTGGAGCAGATCAAACTGATCCATTTATTAGAGCTCGTATGAACGCCGCTCTTGGTACAAGCCCATCTTCAGCGATGTCTGGTTATCAGGGTGATATTGCCGATATGGATACCCCGCCCGGCAACCCATCACAGCAAGATATGAATGGTGGTGGTATGCCTTCTGAGCAAGATATGAATGGTGGTAGCTACAACGGTAAGCAAGCTTTCCCAGCAGCTCCAGCCCCAGTGCGTCGTAGAGCACCACAACCAAGCTTTATGCAAAGAGTTGGTAAAGCATTTTCTAATCTTGGTTCTTCATACAGCAATCAGCCCGGTATTTACAAAAAAGGCGGAAAGGCCTGCTAATGCCATACAAGTCTAAAGATCAGCAAGCCGCGATGTATGCGGCTGCTGCTGGTAAAAGCACATTGGGTATTCCTAAGAAAGTCGGTAAGGAGTTTGTGAAAGCTGGTCCAGCAAGTAGCAAGCTTCCCAAAAAAGTAACTAAGCGCGCCTCCGGCCGCGGAAGGTAATATGGCTTATAGTGGAACAACTGGTCAGACAACTATCAATGTCGACCAGTTAATTTCTTATGCATATCGTGATGCTGGTAAAACAGCAGAAGAAATCACGCCCGAGTATATTGATACAGCCAAGCAAGCGTTGTTTTACAACTTGCAAAATCTGTCTAATTTGGGCGTTAATCTTTGGTTGTTGGAAGAGTATGTGGTCGGCGCGCAAACCAATGCGCAGTGGATTACATTACCACCAACTACGATTGATGTACGTGAGGCTAACTGGGTTTACATTGTCAACCCATCTATTTCCGCTGCACTGCCAACCGACAACGTCAACTCACCAGCTTTGTTTGATCAAACAAACAATGCTAATTTAAACTTATATGCCACATCAACCTTAGCTGAAAACTATTTTGGTGCAGCTTACGGACAACAAACCCGCATCTTTTATGTGGGCTTTAACGCTTACTCCCCAAATACTTCAACAACATACAACTTGGATTTGCAAGTTAGTAATGATGGTGTTAACTGGACTACTTGGCAATCATTCCCATCTACAACCTTAAATGATTTTGGTTGGGCATACTTCCAAGTTCAAGCAACTCAGCAGTTCTATTACTATCGTTTAAAGAACCGTAGTACAACTAGCACGTTCTCACTACGCGCAATTCAATTTGCGCAGTCTCAGCAAGTTATTCCACTGGCTCGTTTAAACCGCGATGACTATTGGAACTTGCCAAACAAACAGTTTCCAAGCCAACGTTCTTTGCAATATTGGTATGACCGCACCATTGATCCATCAATGTATTTGTGGCCTGTACCAAACAATAACTACCAAGTATTTGAGTTGGTAATTGAAAAGCAAATGCAAGACGTTGGTTCGTTGACTAACGAAATCTATGTGCCAGACCGCTGGATTAACTGTGTGCAAAAGCAGTTATCTCACAGCATGGCATTACAATTACCCGGTGTAGATTTGGCTCGTATTCAGTATTTAGAAGCTCAGGCTGAAAAAGCGTTTATGGCTGCTAATAACGAAGAGCGCGATAAGTCGCCAATCTACTTCCAACCTAACATCAGTTACTACACAAGGTAAGCCATGTCAGTTATTATGACCTACGACAGTTTGGTACTGAACATTCAGCAGTACATGGAGCGTGATGACGCTGACTTTATTGCTCAGATTCCAAATCTGATTGCGTTGGCAGAATCATCTATTGCCGCTGAACTAAAAACCTATTTGCAATTGATTGTTGTAGAAACCAATCTGGCAACCAATCAAACTATTTTGAATAAACCAGCTCGCTGGCGCAAAACGGTTTCTATGAAAATCAATGGCGAACCCATTTTGCTTCGTAGTCAAGACTATGTATCGCAATACTTAGCTGAGTCTACTAATGGTCAGCCTTTGTACTATGCCGATTATGATTACAGTAACTGGAACTTTGCGCCAAAACCGGATCAAAACTATCCGGTAGAAATCATCTACTTTGCTGAAATTCAGCCACTAGATGCTAACAACCAACAGAACTTGTGGACTCAAATTGCACCACAAGCAATGTTATATGGCGCGCTATTACAAGCACAAGGCTATTTGAAAGCCTTGGACAAATTGCCAGTTTGGAAACAGTATTATACAGACGCTCTTGACGCGCTCAAAAAAGAAGACAACTCTCGTCGCGTGGATCGCAATACGAATGTACAGGAACCCTAATAAATGACAACACCAGTCTACACATCGCCCTTTACAGGAACTGTTGTTACTCCAACAGACGTATCCTACTATGCACTCTCTTTTAGTTCAAATACACCCCTATATTGGCCTTCTATTGTTAATCAAGGCATTGGGCAAATTCCTGCTGCTCGTATTATTGATTGTGTTGCCTCTAATGCTAATGCTGCTGTTATTTATTTACCAGAAGCAGATCAGGGCACAGTTGGCGCAGACATACTGTTTCGTAACCTTGGCTCAAATACAGTCACAATTAAAGACTACACTGGCGGAAATTCTGTCTCGTTATCCAGTGGTAATGCTCGATATTTTTATCTTACTGATAACTCTACTCCTGCCGGTGTTTGGGGCAGTGTAGCATTTGGTGTTGGTACATCATTTGCCGATGCGGCTGCTTTAGCCGGTGCTGGTTTAACTACCGTTAACGGCAAACTAGCAACAACTCAAAATACTGTTGATATCACTGCTACACCGATTGTTAACGATGCCAGTCGTGCTTCTACTTTTGTTTGGAACGGTGGTGCTGGCAATATTAATTTACCATCAGTTCAATCATTAAGTACAGGTTGGTATATTGGCTTTAGAAACAATGGCACTGGTTCATTATCATTTACACCAACATCGCCGGACCTAATTAACGGCAGCAGCGACATTGTTACTAATCCCGGTGATTCAGGATTCATTTTCTACGATGCAATGGCTGGTGGTTTTGTCACTGTTGGTTGGGTTGCTCCTTCTGCAGTTACATTTAACTCAGCAACTTATGATGTGGATACTATTGTTGGTAACACATTTAGTTTAGTTTCCTATGCGCCAATTATCCAAACATACATCGCACAATCTGGCACTCGGACCCAAACTTTAGCAGTTACGTTACCCGCAATTACTCAGATTTACATTTTGGTTAACAACACTAACCAAACTGGTTATAACATTACATTTAAGTGTCAAGGTAGTAGCCAAACTCCTTTGATTTTATCTGCCGGTAATATTGCCACAGTATTAAGTGATGGCACAAACCTATATGTTTTAACTTCATCTTCTACGGGATTATTTTATGCAGCTAATGGTACAGCGTCTTTACCCGCTTACTCATTTAATAACGATACAGCCACTGGTATGTACTTGGTTGGTACTGGCGTTTTAGGCTTAACTGCAAACGGAAGCGAAATTATTAACCTAGATGGTTCTAATATTTTACAGCCAGCGGTCAATGTTATTGGTACTTTAAACGCACAATCGATTAGCGGCGGGACGTTCTAAATGGCAGCTGATAATATTCAGCAAGATAACTCGCAATTTACTAGGATTTACACTCTTAGAATTCCAGCGGGTATTAAGCGAGACGGAACTTACTTTGAGACCGACGAGTACACCGACGGCGTGTGGTGTCGTTTTCAGCGCGGTGTGCCCAAAAAGATGGGCGGCTATCGTTCAATCTTTAGCAGCTTAGTTGGCATCTATCGCGGCATGACATCACAGCCATACGATGGCGTTAACTATATCTTTGCTGGTAACTATAAAGAATTAGATGTATTTACAACCGGCACCACATTTGGTACTGGTAGCGGACCATTTCCTGTTACCATTTTGCCCGGCACAGCTTTTGTTGCTGTGGCTAATAGCAACTCTACTACTTTTACAGTTAGCGGAAATGCAGTAGCTACTTTTCCCCCAACTAGCAAAGTAATATTTCAGCAGACTAGCAACGCTACCTCTTACACAATTGCTTCGTCAACTTATGCAGCTAACGTAACAACTGTTACTATTTCTACTGGCGCTATTTCTGGTTCGCCCAATACTGTTTATCTTACTAGCAATGCGGTATTTACCCCAGATAACGCCAATGGACCATTTTTAAATAACTGGCAATTTGATGCTCAGTTTAGCCCATTAGGCGGTCAGCTATCTATCTTTGCACACCCAGCAAAAGATTTAATTAACATAGACAGTAGTGTTACCAGCCAAGTATTAGTTGGTAACATCACACCCGGAACAAATTATTCTTGGTCATTTAGCGGTTTATCAGATAGCTTGGGGCAAAACCCAACTTATAAACCAATCGCGGTTGATGGCGGTGTTTGCGTGTTATATCCATTCATTTTTGTGTATGGATCCCATGGTTTTATCGCCAATAATAACGTTAATGGCTCATACAATCTACAAAACTTTTATGATTGGAATGGTCCATTAGCTAACCAAGTCAACGTGGGCAGCTCTAAGATTGTTAAAGGCATGCCAATGCGTGGCGGTACCAACTCGCCATCTGGCTTGTTCTGGGCAACTGATAGTTTAATTCGTGTTACCTTTAACCCAGCAGGTTCGGGATCTACAACAGTTCCTTCTACCTATTGGAACTATGATATTGTTTCTAGCCAAATCTCAATCATGTCATCTAGTGCTGTGGTCGAGATGGACGGTGTTTATTGGTGGATGGGTATTGACCGCTTCTATTGCTACAACGGTCAGGTCACGGTAGTCCCAAATGATAAGAACGTAAATTACCTTTTCGACAACATCAACTACGAACAACGTCAAAAAGTGTGGGCAACCAAAGTGCCTCGCTACAATGAGATTTGGTTCTTTTATCCACGTGGTACAGCTACAGAATGTACTGATGCCATTATTTATAACGTTAAAGATAAAATTTGGTACGACGCTGGACAAGCTGTAGGGGCTCAGCGTTCTTGTGGTTATACCACTGAATTGTTCCCTAATCCTATTTGGATTGATTGGAATTACAATCCTGTATTTGGCTCAGCTCAATTAATTATTCAACACCCATCAAGCTTACCAGCTCCGGCATCAAATCAACTTTATTTGGCTGGCGATCAAACAGCAACATTTAGCCCCGGTGACAGTTTGACATTTTCTGATGTACCCGGCGCACCAACTTATCAAATTACTTCTAGTCAAAATATTTATAACACTACGGTTAAACCACCGGGTGTGACATTAATTACTTGTTCTATGGTATTTTCACCTAT